CTCCTGAACCGGCTGCAATGGCGTCGTGTTCATCGGTGGCGGCGGTGGCATTGTGATCCCACCCATCAGGCTAGAGATATCAAAGCCCGGGCCGTTCATCTCACGGCGGCCGGTGTCTGGGTTCACAACTGGCTCGGGGGGTGGCCCCGATGGCTGCCTGGCCGTATTCTGGACGGCGTTCATCATACTCTTGACGAGGTCCGGGTTCTGCTTGACGACATCATTCATATTTGGTATAGCCGCCTTGAACATGCTGTTTGTAAGGTGGAACATCATAGCAGACCCACCGAGCATCATAATCAGCTTGACCTCTGGTGCCACGTGCATCTTGGTCTTGTACTTGTTGTACAGCTCCTCGAACACCCCATCATAATCATCCATGTTCTCCATAACACTCTCGGACCAGCCATCGAGTGCAATCTCAAATGGGTTGTACCGCTTGTTGAGAAACTCTAGGCCAGTCACACACGCGACAAGCATCCTCCTCGAGAACCTGATAGACTGGTCAACCTCGATGCTGTACGTGATTCGCTTGTATTCGGTCCTGAGCTCCTGGATGCTCGAGTATGCATTGAGACGCTTGTTCACCGAGAACCCCTTCTTCTCGAGGCGTGTAAGCTTGTTCAGGAGGTCGGCCTTCTCGTCATCTATCGATGTAAACCCAGGAGATGGCTGTTCGGCCTCGCCACCACCCTCATATTCATCGCCAAACATCATGGGTTCCTCCACCTCCTCCTCCTCGCCGTATTCCTCAGGAGGTGGCTGAGGCCTGGGCTGAGACTCGACCGACTTTGTTGGATTCATAAAGGCGTCCATCTCGGGTTCCTGGTACATACGCTTTGGCTTTGGCTTTGGCCTGTAGACGGCCTTCTTGACGGGCCTCTCATTGGTGATTGAGATCTCATTGAGCATAGCCTCCTCATCCGCATCAAGCTTCATAACACTGTGCTGACCCTCACGCTCTATCACAACGGTATCCTCCATCCTAATATCTTTAATATAAACTATTGTGAAACCTTTAACGCACAGGAAAAAAATATCAACAGGTAGTAAATGAAGAACATTGGTGCCTGGATCGCCATACTTATCGCCGTCCTCATGCTGATGAGTGTCCGTGTCGGCTACGTCCTGTCCCCAACCTCAGTGGAGATTGAGGAGAAGGGTAGCATCGAGAATGTTTTCAAGGGCGAGTACGCCCTTGAGTGTGTGCCAGGTGCCCCCAGGGGCAGTGCCTACACCCGTAACCTGACACCAGGCGGCACCTGCGGTATCCAGCGTCGTGTGGCCGATACTTCCGACTACCACATCGTTGGTGGCATCGGCGGCGAGCTTGTTTAAAAAAAAACAATGGTAATTAATAATGGTTGGTGAGACTAGGAACGTGTTTGTGTCCTCCGAGAATAGAGACACTGCTACCTACCCCAACGGCAACTCATACACGCTTCATCTTACGACTCCTATAAAGGATATATCAAGGGTTGAGCTGCTCCACGCGAGTGTCCCAAACACCATGTACAATCTCACAAATGGTTCAAATGTGATGGCATTCAGCAACACCACCTCATCAATCGGTGACCCCTTGACGTATTTCTCTTTGCCAGTCGGCTTTTACGGTGCAACCGTCCTTTCCGAACAGATTCAGAATGCTATTAGCAACACCTCAAATATTGTTGTGGATTACCTGGAGACCGAGGGGAAGTTCCTGTTCTCGAGGTATACATCCCCAGACGGCCCCTTCCAGATGCAGCCGGGGACTGACGAGATGGCCAAACTACTCGGTTTCGATGACACCTCTCGGTTGACGTCGACAAATGTGGCGGTTGAGACCGATCTCAATCTCCCACTCTATTCTGACCACCTCCTGTACAGGGGGAAGGAGTTTATAAAGTCGACAAGGGTTGTCAACCTCAATGCAAATGAGGGCGTCTTTCTGGACATTGAGGAACTCAGGTCAATCTTCAACGAGGATGCCAGGGCAATAACCGGCAATACCTACAGTGGCCAGAACATGTCGAGAAGTTTTGGCCTGATACCAATGGATGTTACTGGTGGCGCCGTCAAACGCTTCAAGAAGGAGACCGATTACGACCTGAGCATCGACTATCCCAATGTTATCAGAAAGCTCGATAGGCTGACTGTGAGGTGGGTTGACAAGAATGGCCAGCTGCTGAATTTCAATGGCCTCGATGACAACTCATTCATCTTGAGATTCCACACACTTCGTCAAAATCTTTGCATATAAAAAATCTAGATAGATTATAAATGTCTGGTGGTATTGCTCAGCTCGTTGCAGTCGGTGCTCAGGATGCCCACCTTGTTGGGAATCCCGAGGTCTCTTTCTTCCGTTCAACTTACAGACGTCACACAAACTTTGCCCAGACCACAGAGCGTCAGGTGATCCAGGGTAATGTTTCAAACAACGGCATGTCTACCATCCGCTTTGAGCGCAAGGGTGACCTCCTTAGCTATGTGTATTTTGCGGTACACAATGGCACCGAGACGCAGAAGGTGGACTTTGGCACCCTCATTGACAAGGTGGAGCTTCTTATTGGTGGCCAGGTGATTGACGAGCAGACCCACGAGTTCACCGCAAATGTGGCAATTGATACGCTCGCACAGAATATGTCGAAGAGTGTGAACGGCTCCCTGTATACCGGTGGCTCTACAGACAACTACTTCTACCCACTCCGGTTCTTCTTCTGTGAGAACCACCAGTCGGCACTGCCACTGGTGGCCCTCCAGTACCACGACGTGGAGCTTCGCATCACATGGGGTGCCTCTGCAGCCAGCTACACCTGGGACTGCTTTGCCAACTTCATCTATCTGGATACGGCCGAGCGTTCCGAGATGGCCAGCAAGCCGATGAATATGCTCATCCATCAGGTGCAGAGGGCGGTCGCCTCTGGCTCCAAGGTCCAGGAGCTGAACTTCAACCATCCAGTGAAGTACCTGGCGAGTGCAAATGTCGCGAGTGGCGGGCTGTTCTCTACAACAAATAAAATCAAGCTCCAGATCAATGGCACGGACGTCGCAGACTACAAGTTCGCCGTGCCAAACTTTACAGATGTTGCATCGTATTACCACACCCCAAACACAAGTGCAAATGGCACAGCTCTATTTATTTACCCATTTTGCCTGGATACTGCCAAGCTTCAGCCAACTGGCACACTCAACTTCAGCCGCCTGGACTCGGCTCGTCTCCTTTCCCAGACTGATAACATCACGGATGACATCTACGGCGTGAATTACAACATCCTCAGGGTCCAGAATGGTATGGGTGGCCTTATGTACGCCAACTAAATTTATAGGTCTATAGTAGATGTTTGTAACGTTCTTGGTCATAATGGCGGTACTATTTGTCCTCACATACGACCCAAAGTCCAGGACACTCGAGAGCGTCATCGAGGGCAATGGGCGCGACAATAGGCACTTAAAAGTTTGATGACACATTGTATAAAGGATGTTTTCTTTCAACCGCGAGACTCTGACTATGGTGGCAATTGTCGTTGCACTTGCCGCAATCTTTTATATCTATCAGGAATCCCAGAATATGAAGAGGGACATCTCCGAATGCAAGTCTGCTTCTGTTGGGCTGGCACAGAGACTAGCGTCCGTTCAGGCGCCTGCCCGTGAAGCGAGTGGTGAGGGTCCCAGTCCTCGAGTTGCAGAGGTCCCCCCCACCGAGGAGGAAAGTGAGGATTAATGTCTCTGATAATTGTAGAGGGGTGAATGCCCGATGAAGAAAGAGACGAGACATAAGGCAATAGCTATACCAGTATCATTCGCCGATGGCAAGCCAAGGTTTCTAACCGTCCGAGACACTAGATTCAAGGAGTGGATCTTTGTGACTGGCGGGTGTAGAAAGAATGAGGTCTTGAACCCTCTCAGGTGTGCACTCCGTGAGCTCGAGGAAGAGACCCGGGGTGTTGTCAATATTAGGAGTGGCGAATATACCACATTTTCTTTTACAAGCCGCCAGAGGAGTGTTGCAGATGGGACCGAGATCCTATCTGTGTATCATGTATTTATATTTTTTGTAAAGTACAGTCAACAGGAACAGAACAGACTTGTGAGGAAGTTTTATGACGCAAAGGCCAAGACTGATGCCAGGAAGGAGGCCAGGTTGCCAATTCGCAAGACGTATGACGAGAATGACCTTATGAGTTTCGATACGCTCGATGAGTACAGGGCGAGGCCAAGGAAGTGGGACAATATAGTAAAGAATGTTGTACAGAATAGCGAGTTCTATCATGCGCTGAACTCGTTAAATAGGAACTGTCTCTTATACACATCTCCGAGCCCACGAGACGTAGAGGAATCTCGTATGCCGTCTTCTGCTTGAA